CGTCTCTTACAACCACGAACTTGTGGACATCTTTGACAAGCTCGCCTCGTATGAACAGGATCCTCACAAGAGGAACGCCTATCGCACGGTCGGTGATGCACTCCACGCTCTCCCCTTCAAGGTGACCAGTGGCAAAGAACTCGCGAAGGGTCCCAAGAAGGTGAAGGGTATTGGCAAGAGCATCGCCAATGTCATCGACGAGTTCCTCTCGACTGGCAAGGTGCAGAAGCTCGAGATGCTCGAGAAGGGTACCTCCACCAACGAGGAAGTCGCACACGCTCTCGATGATTATGCTGACAACCTCGAAGACCCCTTCAAGGTTCGTGCCTATAAAAAGGCTGCTGAATCTATCCGTAATCTTGACTATGACGTGACGAGTGGTGAAGAACTTATGAAGGGTCCCAAGAAGCTCAAGGGTATTGGCAAGGGTATCGCACACAGGATTGATAAGTTCCTTCAGACTGGTGTGATGAATTAAATCCAATTGGCTTTGGCCTTGACTTTTTTCCATTTGGGTTTTTTCGTGAGACGTGAGAGTAGATATACATAGAAGAGTAGGACACCCATCTTCCTTTAATAAAGAAATGAAAATTTTCTCAACATATACTAAACAATGACTCCAGTACTCGTATCTGTAGACAAGGCGGGCGATCTCAAGCTCGGTGCGAAAAAGTGCCGTCTCTACAAGAAGGATGAGGTGGTGAAGGTTGCCAAGAAGTATGGTATCAACACTGAGAAGAAGACTGTCAAGCAGCTCTGTGGTTCCATCAAGGCGAAAGCGAAGAACAGCATGAACAACGTACCTCTCGCCAAGATGTACCCCGAGGCTGCGAAGAAGCGTACGGCTGCGAAGAAGCGTGCGGAAAAGAAGGCTCTCGATAGGAAGATTGCCGCCAACTTCATGAGGAACATGACCACCAAGATTCCCGCACCCAGACCCAAGCCACGTAGCCCCAGTCCGACCGCCGTTGTGCGTGCCAGGGCTAACGCTAAAGAGGTGCTACAAAACCGTGTAGGTAAGGTATACCAACCTAAAGCTGAACCTCTGGTCATGATTGTCAACCAGTCGTCTCCTCGTGCAGCGATGCGTATTGCTCGGGAACTCCGTCGTCTTCGCTAAGGTCGTTATAGACCTTCTCCTCGGTATCGTAGAAGGCTTCGCTGTCTCCAATCATCATCTCCTTAACGGTCTCGTATAGGACTGTGGTGAGGGCAAACTTGTAAGCGAGAAATCCCACGAAAGTAGCTCCATAATCAAAGTCAAACGCGAAAGGTGCGTTATTCCACGACACTTCAAAAGCAGCGGCACATAATGGTGCCAAAAACTCCTTCTGAATTGCCGAATTTTCAAACTTGTCCACCCTATCTGATAGAAGAGTCACATACGCGTACGAGGCGGCAGCCCCTAAGACGGCCGATACACCCTGGTCAGCCCCCTGTGTGATGAAATACGAAGCACTCAAAGCAGTTCCATATCCAGCCGTAGACCTCTTGAGGGTTGTCTTGAGACGGGAGTATTCAGTGGGGACGACGGGCTTGACGAACGCGTAAGTGAGGGACATTCTACATGAAAGTCACTTAAAATCTTTATCCGAGTTAATAGTAAGAATGCCTTGCCAGCTTTGTAGGAAGAAGTGTGGTGTCCCCATTGATTGTAATTATTGTGAAGGTAGTTTCTGTCCGAGTTGCATCAACTTGACGAAACATGACTGTCAGGGTGCGGACATTAAAAAACTGAAGCAACGCAAAGAACTCAAAGAACAGACGGCATTCGAACCGCCACCGAAGTGCTTAAAGATTTGATGGTTTATACAAACATGGCGTCAGATGATCCAATCCGGAATATCATGACTTTGGTGGATGAGCATAGGGACAGTTTACCTGACGGGGTATATCTGGAACTGTGTGACAACATCAAACGTCTATACGCACTTGGAGGAGAAACACAGAAAGTGTATCTCCTCAACCTCACGAATGATTATTTACAAGCACTCGAAAAAGTAGAAACCTTACAACAAGAAATTGTGAATGTGAAACGTGAACTTCTTCGGTCCCGTGTTTCTCGCTTCGAGAATGTTTCTCGACCCATACGTGAAAGTCGCGGTCTCCTCGAAAATCTATTAGGTACTCTCGAACCCACGACCGTTCAGTTTGAAGCCATGCCCCTCCCTCCCAGAAACCAGTGATTGCTGAGATGCCCGAGTGGTCTAAGGGGGGCGACTTAAGATCGTCTGTGCTACGCACGCGCGGGTTCGAACCCCGCTCTCAGCAACTTAAAAACACTATTACATGTATCCGTAGATGACACTTACTCGTGTACATGATATAGCTTCACTCACATTTTTGGCACCCTTTTCCATCATGTGCATCTCTGAAGTATTTTTTGGGTACGTCGTGTATCCGCTTTTCCTTACACACGCACTGTTTATGTACATGAGCCTCGATCTCGTATGGAACGTTTTGAACCCGCATTCATATAGGGATTTAATTTTGTGTCACCACGTTGTGTGTTTACTTGCACTCTCGCGGGCGATGATGTATCCCGAAGAAGCGTTTATCGTGAGTCTCGGTGGTCTAGTTGAAATAGATACAGGTCTTTTGACTCTCAGAAGACTTCTCACTCGTTCATCGTTTGTACATGAAATTGTTGATATATTGTATCGCATATCAAATATATTAATTCGAGTTTTTTACGAAACATTTTTCACTCTATTTATTTTTCACACGTACTCGGAACATTCGTTACTTGTAAAAATGTCTGTGTACCCACTTCAAATTTTCATAAACATTTTCAGTTGCGGGATTTGTCTACTCACATACACGAAACGTAATCCAGCATTAAAGATTAAAATGTAATCAATAGTATAATGACCGACAAGACCAAGCCTAAGCGCAAGCCCAACGCGTACATGAACTTTGTAAAGAAGATGCGACCCAAGGTGGTTAAGGACTTTCCAGACATGACATTCACCGAAATTGGCTCTAAGCTCGGTGAAATGTGGCGTGCACTCACAGACGACGAGAAGAAGAAGTACGCTTAAGGATTTGAAACTATGTATTAATAGATGCCTTTGGGAGTCAAGAAACTGTGTTATGATGCTATTGTGCCTACTCGTGGTTCTGATGGTGCTGTGGGATATGATTTATACAGCTCCGAAGATGCCGTGGTTCCGTGCCAAGCTGGCCGAGCTCTCGTAGGAACGGGTATTTCCATCTCACTCCCCGACGGTGTGTACGGTCGTGTCGCCCCCCGTTCTGGTCTCGCTGTAAAGCATTGCATCAATGTAGGTGCGGGAGTGATCGATCCCGATTACACCGGTGAAATCAAGGTCGTCCTATTCAATCATGGTTTGAAAGACTTTGAAATCAAGAAAGGTGATCGTATTGCTCAACTTGTTTTGGAGAGGTGTGAAACACCTATGATTAAGGAGATTAGTATTGTCGAGGACACTGAGCGTGGATCTGACGGATTTGGATCTACAGGTCAGTAAACGTCTCGTTACAGAACCAGAAATCCTCTGGTGTAGGCATGAATAAAATACCGTGACGCATTGTCATGAAGAGTTTGGCCTTTGTCACGTTAGGGTACGTATACAGTAACCACCTTTCCCAATATTCGGCCCGGAAGAAGTCTTCCCAATCTTCTTGAGAACTTTCCGATATTTTTAACATCTCCCTATGAATCTCACCCTGATCCCTTTCGATTCGCAGCTTCTTAGGAAGGACAGCACCCTTTCTAATAAGTTGTGCACGCATGAGTCTTGGATTTCCATGATCCGTGTAATGTTGAACACCCCGCTCACCAAAATCTATGGATCGCTTGTTTGGGAGTGTTATTCTATGTTTATGTGTGATGGATGGACTCGGTTGTAAGATGACGCGCATTAATACAACATAAGGAAAAAAAAATTGTTATATGAATACAATAATGAAGGTTCTTCCGGTGGGTATTTTCTATATGATTGTACTTCACAAGCTGACACATTTTAGTAAGAAGAAAAAGAAGAAGGTACTATGGATATAAAGATTACAACTATAGAAAGATCATAATGAGCAAGAAACCCGTTGATGTGTCCACTCGTCTCACTCCTGATGAGTTTGCTAAACGCTCGATGGATGCTCGTATGACAGCTGTGAACAAGGCACTTGAAAATGAGAAAGTTCGATATAAGTCTACGAATGACCCCGATAGATTCCAAACATTCCTGGAGAACCGTCTCGAGTTGTGGCGATCTCTCAAATCTGGGGCTATCGATAACACCCGTCTCAAAAAGGGGTACACCACCCGATATTTTGATCACATGTTTGACAAGACGAATGATATCCTAACAAACCTTGAAGCGAGCACTGATTAAACGAGCTTCCTCCCATCGCCCCGACTGCTGAATGATGAGATGTGTACTCGGTTTCATCTTTGAGAGTGAATACCCCTCGCGTAACCTCTTGAATGCGTATTCAAGTGTCTTATTGTTTATACCGGCGCGACGAGCTTTATACTGACGCGTTTCATTTTCTGCCAGAGTGGCACGCTTTTCCGCCTCCACCACCTTTTCTTGAAGACTTGAAATGATGAGTTTTTGTTTTCTCGTCTTCATATCATCACTCCGATTACGAAGCCTATCTTGTAAGTCTGCGATGATTACTTTCTGTTTCCTGATTTTTGCATTTTTCTTCTTGACGACCTTGTCGATTTCAGGTCCAAGATCGATGATGAACTTGGACACCTTACGGGGTCGTGAGGAAGATTTAACCATTTTATAATTTTTTAGTGAATCGCGTTTCACTTAGTTACCGAAAGCGACACCAGCCATACCATTCTTCACACGGAGAATGTTATAGTTGACAGCGTAGACACGCACCATGTTACCGGCACGTGTGCCACCAGTGAGAGAAAGCTTTGCATTGTCGATGCGCGAAAAGTTAAGGGTACCTGTGGGTTGCGACTTGTTCATGGTGATGCAGAACGGCCATGTGAATGTAGACACGGTGCTGAGCGCATCTTGGGGAAGAATGGAACAGTGCATCTCTGGGACGACGTTGTGGTGGAACGTCGATGACATATCTTCAAACAGGGGTGTACCGTTGATGTAGAGTGTAGACCTGTCGAAGGTCCAGTTCGT